GTTGTAGGGGTTTTGGTTGATTTTTTTATTGGAATATATAAAGGATTTCAAAAAGGTTTGGGTGTAGTTGAAACATTAGTATCAGGACTAATTCAAATAGTTGCTGGATTATTTGGTGGTATACCCGATTTGATATTTGATGTTGTAAATTTTGTAACAAAACTTTTTGGGTTCGATCTTAGATCGATAATGGGAATAGGAGATTTCAGTTTAGAGACATTTCTATATGATTCTTTGTCCACTATTTTTGATTTTCTATATAATGATCTATTTGATGCAGATACCTTCAGAACATCTGGAGAGTTAATCGATGGATTTTTTAGAGATGTGGTTTATCTTTTCAATGACATGGTTCAAGATATGAAAAAGTTTTTTATTGGAATTTTTGTTGATGCGATAAATTTTATAAATGTTGCTAGAACTAGTATGGGTGAATTTGTTAACAAAGTCTTAGATATATTCTCTAAAGTTTCTGATTTTTTAGGTGAGAAATTTAAAACTCTTAAAGACACTTTGAATAATTCTTGGGAAAAAGTAAAAGAGAGTCTCGGAATTGATAAAATATTTTCTTCAATTAAAACTATATTCGGTTCTTTTGTTTCTTTATTTGATGTAAATACTTTCAAAAGTACTCTAAGGTCTATGGCTTTGAGTATGGGAATTCCTGAATTCGCAGTTAATAAAATATTTGGTGAAGAGATACCAAAAGAACCGAAAGTGGAACCACCAAAAGTTGAAACTCCAAAAGTTGAAACTCCAAAAGTAGAACCTAAAAATTCTTCATTCTTTGGTAAAGTTTCAAGTTTTTTTAGTTTTGGTGGAAATGAAAAACAATCCGAAAGTGAAAAAGTTTCTGGTAAAAAAATAAATGCATTAGAAAATGGTCTTGCTAATCAACAATCCAAATTTTCTAAACAGTCAGAAGCTCTGAATACTGCCCAAAATAAAAATGACAATATGAAACAAGAAGAGAAGCAGGTTTCTCAAAACAATACTAGTAATACAGCAATTGACCAGTCAAAAAGAACTACAACCACTGTAGTTCAAAAGATGGAAAATTCAGACCCCTTAGTAGGCAAAGGGTATTCATTAATGCCTATATTTTAATAAAAGGAATACAAAATGCCAAAGCAAATATTAAAAAACACAGCAAATGAATTAGCAGTAAAACTTGTAAACAATGGAACTTCAACAACCATAACTTTAGCAGACGGAACCCATAATACGATAGTTCCTGCTGGTTATGCTGTTCTTGGGTTACACTGGACGCAAATAGGAGGAACTAGCACTAGGATTGTAATCGAAAGGTCTTCTGGTTCTGGTGATATTATTACATACAGTCTATCAGGCAATGGTTCTTTTAAACTAGATTCTGGTTTAGCAGACTCCGTAAATGCCATCACACATCCGACTTTTATAGTTTCACAAAGTGGTGCTGCAAATTACGAATACACTATTATCCTACATTTATCTAAAATCCATTCTTAATACTACCTATGCCTAAAAATGGTAAAGTATACAGTATAAAGACGGGTAAAAAGGTTTCTAACGGTAATACACTAAGTCTTAAAGATTACTCTCTAAAAGTGATATATGAGTGTCCAGAGGGTCATCTATTTGCTGAAGAGTATTACTCTGACCAGATAAATGAATATGGTGTTGCGGAATGTCTAAAATTCTCATTACAGAATAATGAGAAGAGATATTGTCCTGAATGTGATGAAATGGTTCAGGTTGGTAAAAGAAGAAACGAAGAACCTAAATAGTAGTATGATACAAGAAAAACCATTATATTTTTATAATCTTTATTTGGTCAGAACAAGGGGTATAAAATCTATACTATATAGAGTTCTTCACAATTCTTATTTCGATTCGGTGGCTTTCATATCAGATCACGGTTCTGTCATCAGTATAGATCGTAATGGTGTGATACTTGATGTTATAACTGAATATAGAAAAGATAAAAAAGTTATATCCGTAAAAAAAAGTGAATCCTTTTATGTTGAAGAGGGGATTGCTTTTCAAAGATTTTTAGATATTGTAAAATCTAGAAGAACTAAGTTCTATGATTATAGGACATTAATTCAAAAAGGTATAAACACTATTGGAAAAAAACTTAGAATAAAGTGGATTGAAAACTTACAAATAAAAAATGAAAACCTCATATGCTCTGTGGAGTTTGTTATAAAAATGTTTGGAGTTTCTAATGAAGTGTGTTATACTGATAAGAGTATAGATTGGTTTAACGAAAATGATATATATGATTTTTTGGATATTCCTAAATAATAATGAGGTGTGATATGCCAGCTTATGATTACAAATGTAACAGTTGTGAAAATGTGTTTGAACAGTTTAGAACTATATCAAAAAGAAATGAATCTAGTGAATGTCCAGAGTGTGGTTCAGTAGAAGTTGAAATGTCTTTTGGAAACAGTTCAGTGAAAATTGGTGATCCAGTTCATTTGGGTATTAGGAAAATTGATGATGGATTCAACCAACTTCTTAAAAATATAAAGAAAAACCATCCTAATGGTGGTATGAAACTAAGATAAACAAATGCCTAAAAAACCAAAACTAACAAAAATAAAGTCTTCAAAATTAAAAACACCCTCCTTCAAAGAGAAACCTAAAATGGAACTTAAATTGTCTGATATTCAACCAAAAACCGAAAAACAACAAATAACCTTTGAACATTATCATAAAGGTAAGAATTTTTGCCTACATGGTATGGCTGGAACAGGTAAGACTTTCATGGCAATGTATTTGTCTTTGAACGAAATTCTTTCTAAAAATTCTAAAGCAAGAAGGATTATCGTTATTCGATCAGTAGTTCCAACAAGAGATATTGGTTTTCTACCTGGAAGTATTGAAGAGAAGACAAATGTGTATGAAATGCCGTATAGTAATATCTGCACAGAACTATTCATCAATAAGAATGCCTATGAAGATTTGAAAGAAGCAGGTAAGATTGAATTTGCAACTACATCTTTTGTTAGAGGTTTGACTTTTGAGAATGCTATTGTTATTGTTGACGAATGTCAAAATATGACTTTCCACGAATTAGATTCTATCATCACAAGGTCTGGAAATAATTGTAGACTACTTTTCTGTGGTGATTTTAATCAGTCTGATTTAGGAAGGAAGTCTGGAATAACTGAATTCATGGACGTTCTTTACAAGATGAAGTCTTTTTGTATGATTGAGTTTGATCAGAATGATATTGTCAGGTCTGGGTTGGTGAGAGAATATATCCTTGCTAAAAATAATTTACCAGACGAATACACTGAGTTTTGGAGAGATAGCACAGATCATTACGAAGAACAATTTGAGGAACAGATAGAAGAAGAACAAGAAGAATCTCAGAGTTTCTTAGATAAGATAAAATTATTCTAAGATGAGGATTTATAAAGTTAAAAAAGGATTAGAGTGTCTAGCTAAAGTTTTAGTGGATGCTGGAACCCTTATTGTTGACTTAATAAAATGGTTACTTTTAGTTGTATTTGTAGTTGGATGGACTTTTTGTGTTTTTGTAGTTATATCCACAATGAGGTTTTTTGAAAAAAGGTTGACATCCCCCAAAAAATAGTGTATACTTAATATATGAAGATATTTAAACACCGGAGTGTTGAGTTAGGTTATTCTGATTTACACTCCCAAACCACAGATAGTGGACGCAAGTATTCAACCCCAGAAGGTAATTCCTATCCTTCAATCACAACAGTATTATCAGCAAAAGGAAATCCGGCAATAGAAGCATGGAAGAAAAGAGTTGGTGAAGAAGAAGCAGCAAGAATATCAAAAGTTGCAATAACCATTGGCAACACATTACACGACAACTCCGAAAAATACCTAAAGAATGAAATGACCAAAGATGACATTTCAAACTTATCAACTATGGATAAGTGGATGTTCAAGAGTTTCAAAACCCTTTTAGATAGAATTGATAATGTGATTGCTTTAGAAACTGCTCTTTATTCAGATAACTTGAAGATTGCTGGAAGAGTGGATTGTATTGCTGAGTTTGATGGTATCCCTGCAATAATAGATTTCAAGAATGCAAAGAGACTAAAAAAAGAAGAATGGATTGAAGATTACTTTCTACAAGCTACATTCTATTCATATGCATTTTATGAGAGGACTGGAAAACTGATTGATAACATAAGAATACTTGTGTGTGTCAGGGACGGTCAAATACAGGTGTTTGAAAAAAATGTGAAGGATTATGTCAAAAAACTTGACAATCGTGTTAAAGAGTATTATAATCAATCCTAGAGGTGGAATAATGAAACAATATCCATACAAGACTTGTCTGAGATATCCGGGTGGTAAATCAAAGGCATTGAAAATACTTGCCCCTTGGTTTCCAGCAGGTATGAGTGAATATAGAGAACCTTTTATCGGTGGTGGTTCAGTTGCAATAATGGTATCTCAGAACTTCCCGAATATGCCTATCTGGGTTAATGACAAATATGTATATCTGTATAACTTCTGGACACAGTTGAGGGATAATGGTCAAGAACTCTCAGATAAACTCTTAGAAATTAAACAGAGTGTTGAGGGTGATGATAAAGAAGCAAGAAAACTATTTGATGATCACAAATTGAAAATATCTAAATCTGAGGGAGTTGATCAAGCAGTCTCTTTCTTTATTCTGAACAAGTGTTCATATTCAGGACTTACAGAAAACTCTACATTTTCAGTTCAAGCATCAAAGAGTAACTTCTCCCAAGTCGGTATTAAGAAACTCCCAGCATATTCTAAAATAATACAGAACTGGAAAATAACAAATCTAGACTATTCCGAATTGTTGAAAGCAAAAGGGGAGGATGTGTTTGTTTTTCTTGATCCCCCATATGATATTAAATCGTTTTTATATGGAACAGAGAGAAAGATGCATTCAAACTTTTGCCATATAAGATTTGCTAAAGATGTTGAAGAGTGTAAACATAAATTTATGATAACTTATAATGTTAATGATTGGTTAGTTGAAAGGTATAAGAACTTTTATCAAAGAGAATTTCTTTTACAATATTCAATGATCCACAGAAAAAATAATAAGAAGGAAGAACTTCTTATATCAAACTACGATGTTGCCCCAGAGGCTAATACACTAACAATCCATTTTGAAAATGAGGTAAAATGAGACAAAACAAAACATTACAAGAAAACATGGAAGACTTCTTCCAAGAGATCGAAGATCGAGTTTACAAGTATGACATTGGATGGTTGGAAGCTGTCTTAGAATACTGTGAAGATACAGGATTAGAACCAGATAGAGTTTCAAAACTGGTATCGCCAAATCTAAAAAGTAAGTTGGAATTGGAAGCAAAGAATTTAAACTTTATTAAGAGAAGTTCTAAACTCCCATTATGATCGAACACACTAAATACAAGAACCTAGAAAAGTATTTTAAGTTATATCATTCTATCAGATTACACTTTACTACAAACTATGATTTTTTTAAGTATAGGGGTAAGACTGGAAAGTTTGGTAATCTTGATAAGAAAAGAGGAAAGAACTTTATTTTCAGACTTGAAAAAAAGTACGGTGATGAGTTCGCAAACTTTCTTGTATGTATGTTCATTTTTTATAGTAAAGACAACTATAGACTAGATCAGTTTATTGATATTGAAAATGATAAAATATATGAACAGTGGAAATCTAGGTTGGGGTCTCTACCATATCATTTTGAACAGGAGTTGAATTTTCTAAAAGATTTGGATATTTCTTTTAATGATATGTTCAAGTGCTCTGTAATTAGAAATGGGGTCAAAACAAAATCACACCCATTAATCTTAAAACATTATATCAAAGGTGATATCAGTTTAGAAACTTTGATTACTATTGATATTGTTTTAGACTACTTTCAACACTGGGATGTAGTTATGAAAGATGATTTTATGTGGAAAGAATTACACTTCAAGATAAGGAAGTATAAACCATTCTTATCCATATCAAAAGAAAGATACAAAGAAATAATAAAAAAAGTTTTTATTTAGTATTGACAAGTGTTCATTTATATGTTATTATGAATGTAACAAAAAAAATAAATAGGAGACAAAATATATGAGTTTTGCAAATTTAAAGAAAAAAAGAAAAAGTAACTTCGATAAACTGAAAAGTCAATTAGAAGGTTTATCACAAAAATCAACTTCAACAGAAGAAGAATACTGGAAACCCATCTTTGATCAAGATGCAGGAATTGGTTCTGCTGTTATTCGTTTCCTTCCATCGAAAGATGCTGATGGACTTCCTTGGGTGAAAGTTTTCTCTCACTATTTTCAAGGACCTGGTGGATGGTATATTGAAAAGTCTCTGACTACTATCAATCAAAAAGACCCAGTATATGAGTTCAACGGAACTCTTTATAACTCGGGTAATGAGGCAAAGAAAGAACAAGGACGAAAGCAAAAAAGAAACGTGTCTTACTATGCTAATATTTACGTAGTAAAAGACCCTGCAAACCCAGATAATGAAGGTAGGGTTTTCTTATATAAGTTTGGAACTACAATCTTTAATAAGATAACCGAAGCAATCTCACCTAAGTTTGAAGATGAGGAAGCAATTGATCCATTTGATTTATGGAATGGTTCAAACTTCAAGATTCGAATCAAGAAAAAAGGTGACTATCTAAACTATGATGACTCTGCTTTTGATCGAACTTCTTCACTTCATGATGATGAAGATTTTTTAGAAAAAGTTTACAACCAAATAAAACCACTTTCAACTTTTACAAGTCCAGATAGTTTCAAGTCATATGACCAACTGAAATCTAGACTTGATAAAGTTCTAGGAAGTCTACCAAAACCTATATCGCAGGATTCTGTTCAGATAGTTGATATTGATGAGGTTCAAGTTTCGTCCACTTCGTCTGTTGATGAAGTTGTCTCAGACCCAGATGATGCTTTAGCTTTGTTCGAACAACTGTCACAGTAAAACTCATATGATGACGAGAGAAATGGTTTCTCTCGTCATCTAAATAATATTATGAAACCTATAATATTGATTGATCGTTATGTTGAAAATACTGAAGTTGTCACATTACCTTTCAAAATATTGAATCCATATGTGATAGAAGTTTTTTTAGATGATAAAAATCAAACACCAGTTGAAAATGTTTATGTTCAAGGGAATAGATTATACTTTAGAAAGTTTTATGATAAACATAATTATCCTACAAAAGTTTGGATTAAGTATATAACCGAGGACTTTTAAATGGAAACTGAAGTAAAAGAATTGAAAGACGATATCAATAAATTGGAAATTCAACTTACAGATTACATAATAAGTTGTATTAAAGACTTAAATTTGGATGTAAATATAGTTTCATCCAAAGTAAAAAGTTTTGGGAAGTTTAAAAAGTATATAGAGACAAATGAATCTCTTCAAATAAAATATGAGATTCATTATCTAGATGAAAGTCTTAGCATAGACCCTATAGATAAAAAAATACTTTACAGTAACACCAAAATAGGTTATAATAATATAGAGTTATCAAATCATTTCTACATAAAAATGCGAATGGCAATAATAGGTAGAAAAAATTATGTTGAGATGATTGAAAAGAAGAGTAAGTTGGAGAAGATATTGAAATAGGAGAATCAAGTGCCAATCAAAGTTAGTTATGCTTATTGTGAATGGTCGGATAGGGAAGAAGTTAGAAGTAAAGTTGAGAAGTATGAACAGTTTGATAAAGTTAAAAATCAAACTTCTGTGAAAGAGAAACGAGATGACAATCGATGAGAATGCATTAAAAAAAGACGTTGCTGAGATATTTGCAAAGGATATTGATATATCCGTAGCTACAGAAAAAGACCTAGTGAAAAGATTAGAAGATATGAGAAGACTTGGTTTAGCCACTACTCATGACTACAAGTTATTAGTCCAAGTTAAAACTGAACAAAGTTATTTTATAGCATACTTGTATAGAGTATTTGAATTTCTAATTGTTAGAAACCCCACACTAATACCCAAACTATCATCTGATGATTTTAGACTTAGGGGTATGATAAATGTTTGGAGAAAGTCAGACATTAAAGATGTGAGAAAGATGAGAAAAGATATTGGTAATGGTGGTGTTACCCTTATGAAAAATAGTATTGAGAATAGTATTAACAAAGTCAAACAATATATTGAGGCTTTAGAGAAACGTATAAAGGGTGTATGATGGAATTCGATTTTTTAAATGTGTTTTTAGTTATTTACGCAGCAAATTTTGCATGTGAGATGACATTTTTCAGTATAAGTTTTATAATGCAGTATTATAAGATGAGACAATCCAAAAAGAATATGGAACTTCTAAGACAAAACTTAGAAACTCAATTAAAAAACAGTATTGGTGATGGACGTGGGGGAAAATAATGATTTCTAATTGTGAATCATGTGGTGTTAGTTTTAATTCGGGTGATTTTGTGACAGGTAAGCAGTATTATTCATGCTCTAGGTGTCGAAAATATAATAGAAAAACTAATGGGTATACTCCATTTGATTTTCTTAGGTCTTTAAAAGCAAAGATGAGAGATTCTAAACTAGTGAATCAGATTTGGGATAAGATAAATCATCGTGTTCTTGACGTTTCCGGTGGAAAGGTTTTTGAATTGTCTTGCTATAAAGAGAGAGATTTTGATAAGATGATTTCACTTCAAAATAAAAATTATGATCATTATAAAGAGTTTAGTAGTCATACGGAAAAGGTTGATGTTGGTCAAGATACATACTATTGGACCGTATATTACCAGTAATAGGAAAGAAAGTGTCAAAACCAGAAAATGACATATATGTCTACGTTCATTTTGTAGATATCGGGAGAACTAAATCTCCAAGAGCTAATATGTTGATGATTGAAAAGCAAGACATTGTGGATATGTTTACAACTGCAACTGAAAATGAGATAGAGGAATATAAGAATTCTGAAAAAAAAGAATCCTTTTTCCCTCTAGATGGTTGGGATGATGAACAAGATTCTACATATGTCTTGTTTAGGATATAGTATGATTTTATATTTGGGAAAAACTGATAATGGTCAGTTGATAGTTGAGTGTTCAACTTCCGTAGTTAGTTGTGAAGATTTTTTTGTATTAATAGATAAACCAGATAGTATAGTTGAGGATTCTATAATTGTAGGTAGGTATAAAAATTTATCAGAAGTTAAAGAGGCAGCAAACAAATATCTGGAAGAGGAGATTCCGTTCTAATGGAAACTTTTATACAGTATTACATTTTTAATATTGTCATTTGGGGATTATTTCTCAGGTGGCAACTTTTTATAAAGAAAGATATTAGAGATGAAATGGTAAAAAGATTGGAAATGTCACCTGAAGATGTTGATAAGGCTTTGTTCAAAAATTGGATAGTCTTGACTATATTTTGGTGGTTCACTATAATAATGGTTGTTGTTTACACTATAAAAATGAAATGGGATAATTGGTAATGTTAAAAACTTGTTGTGAGTTAATGCAGAAAGCATATCAACTCAATTGGATAACTTCTAGAGATGGTAATATATCTGTAAGGAATAGAGACAGGGAACACTTCTGGATCACTCCTAGTGGTATTAGAAAACCTATGTTAGACCCAGATATGTGGAAGAAGGTCTCTTTATATAAAGATAATAATAAGTTTGTATCTCTAGAGCATACTGCATTATCATCTAATCTAGAACCTTCTGGTGAAACTCCACTTCATTATGGTATTCAGAAAAATATATCTGGATATTGTAGTAGAGTAGTTGTACATTTTCACCCAACATATACTGTTGCTGCTTTACATAAAGGAATAGAACTTGATAAACTTGTTCTACAATTTCCTGAGTTGGGGAGATATACAAAGGTTGGTAAGTCTGTTCCAGATGTACCACCGATATCTCAAGAGTTAGCAGATAGATGTCATGAGAATTTAGGTTTAGAGGACAATGGTTCTTTAGAGTGTGATATTATAGGTATTAAAGGTCACGGTGTTGTTTCTATTGCGGAGACCCCATGGGAAGCATTCGAGCACATTGAAAGACTGGAACATATTTGTAAGATTGTATTAGTCAGTGGTGTGTGATATAATATTATTATGAAAATAACAGATTCAATTGAATTGGTCAATGAAGATGCTTTTGATTTTTTGAAAAAAGTTGAAAGTTCTTCTGTAGACCTAATACTAACAGACCCACCATACACCATATCTAAAGTGACTGGATTTGAAGCTGGCAATAATCCAGATTATGATCGTCTTAAAATATCGACTCAATTTGGAGAGTGGGATAATGTCATAATAGATTATGATACTATGTTCAAAGAGTTTCACAGAGTTCTTAAAAAAGGTGGCACTGCTGTGATTTTTTATGACCTTTGGAAACTTAGTTATATCTATGAGTCATCTATTCAACATAAGTTCAAACAACAAAGATTTATAGAGTGGATCAAAACAAATCCAGTCCCGATAAATCAAAGTATTAACTATTTGACTAATTCTAGAGAGATTGCTTTGACTTGTATCAAGGGGTCTAATCCAACATTCAACAGTAAGTATGATAATGGAATATATGAATTTCCAATCGAGCACAGTAAAGACAGGTTTCATCCAACTCAAAAACCATTGAGATTAATGGAAGCATTGATTGAAAAACATTCAAATGAAGGTGATGTTGTTCTAGATTGTTTTTCTGGCTCTTGTACAACAGGTGTGGCTTGTGTTAATAGTAATAGAGCATTTATTGGATGTGAACTATCTGAAGATTTCTATGACAAATCAATACAGAGACTAAATAGAAACATAGGTCTAAGGAAGTTTATATGAGAAAAAAGTATTCAGTAGACGAGTATGTTGATTTAGAAGAATCCAATAATAGTCAGAGTAGTTTTAAGTCATACATTTCGAAAAAATTAAAAGCTAAGAAAATTAAAATAACTGCAAGTAGTAGACATGGATATCATATAAGATTTCCATTAGAAAAAGGTCATAGTAAATTTTTTAAAGATATGGGTATCAGTGTTGAGGATACTGATATTAGTATATCATCAAAATTTCAAACTTACATTTTAATATCTAATAAAGATTTGAGTAAAAATATTCCAAAGGGAACTAGTATTCCTTGGGTTAATAATCATATAGGTTCTACTGGTCAATTATTCAATAACAAAGATTTAAATCCTGACAATCTAGGTCTTGCTGGTCTTGAACTATCAGTTAGTGAAATAATAGATAAAGTTAAACTGACCCTTGAATCTAGGTATGATAAAGAGGTTAGTGACCAACTTGTGCAACTTATGTTATTAGCAAAAAGTGGGTCCAACTCTATAAAAATACCAAACAGTATCAGTTTCTCAAATAGAGATTTAGCAAAAGTGAGTGCTGATTTTGGTGAAGTTCTAGCTTCAATATGGATACAAAAATCTCTAAAATTTAAGAAATCATTTTTCCCTCTAGCCAGTAATGAAAAACTTATTGATGTTTATGGTATCAGATTTAATTCAAGATTTCCAATATCAGTCAAGTCTGGTGGTGGAGGTAAAGTTACAATTCAAAATATTATAGACTCTATAAAATCAAGAGCTAAGACTGCAAGTATGGATCATAGCAGTGAATCATCTTTGGTTATATTTAATATTGTTAATCAAAATCCTATGAGACAGCAAATGATTATGTTACATCAATATATGGAAACAGATGCTATCAAAAAGTTGGCAGAACTAATGGGAACAAATTACAAATCCATAAATCTTGATAGTCTTAGAACATTCGTCGAAAATAAAAGTAATGAAGAATTGATAGAAATATTGAAACCTTTTTGGGATATTTTAGGAATGAGATTGACCGACAAAATTCTATATGGGAAAGATAAGATTAGATTGATAATATCTCCATTAGGTGAGTCTATATGGAAAATATTGAATAATAGTGATGATATAAAACAATCATTAAATAATGTTGCTAGACAAGTTATGTTAATTCAAGTTAATTGTGATGTCAAAACCAAAAAAATTATTTTTAGTAGCAACTTCTTTAAAGAGGCACGGTTTCAATTTGGTTGGGCTGGATATTCTGCTGGAAATAAACTTGGTTTTAAAATGAAATTGGTCAAATGATAGGTGAGGTGTATAATATGAAAAAAATGTTTTTAAAGTTAATGGGTTTCTATATTGAAGTTGTTGGATTCTTAGCAGCAGTAATATTTTTCGTGTTGGCATTTCCAGTAATGGTTTTTGTTAAGATGACAGGACAGACTATAGAACTGGAATGGTGAAATGGGAAATGATTTACAAAACTGTAAATGTGGTAGTCATGATCTTCAAGTTCAATGGTTGCAGATAAGGTCAGGTATGTTTGGATCATATACCTATTATTTAGAATATTATGTTGAGTGTTATAGTTGTGGAAATGTTGGTGAATCTTCTCAATCATTCAACTCAGCAGTAAGAAATTGGAATGAGGATTGTACGAATATAGAGTAGAAAATATAAAAGTTATTGACGGTGATACTGTCGATGTTGATATAGATTTAGGGTTTGGTGTTTGGATGAAAAAACAGAGAATCAGATTATATAACATAGACACACCAGAATCTAGAACTAAGGATAAGGTTGAAAAGGTCTTTGGTCTTGCTTCTAAAAAGAGACTCGAGAATATATTATCTATGAGTGATGATATCATATTG